AACAAGGATTGATTATCTATGGAGGGGATGAGCGAACGCGCCTACGCAAACCATGCGGGTCTGTCGCGCGGTGCGATCCAGAAGGCCAAGGCGGCCGGGCGGCTGGTGCTGTTTGGTGATGGCTCGATTGATGCAGCGGCTTCGGACAAAACGCGCGCGGCGATGACCGACCCTTCAAAACAGCGCAGCTCCGCAAAGGCAAAACTGAAACCGGTTCCCGATGCGGCCATCTCGGCCGTGGGCCAAACCCTGCGTGAACAAGGGATGCGGGCTCCGGCCACGGGCAGCAACACGACGTTTTTGCAGGCCAAGAAAGACCGCCAATGAGGTGCTGAAGACACAGGAACGCAGGCTGAAGTTGCAAAAGATGAAGGGCGAATTGGTTGATGCGGCCCGCGCCAAGGCGCTGATATTCCGGTTGGCCCGCGAGGAGCGCGATGCCTGGATCAACTGGCCCGCGCGGGCGGCAGCGCTGATGGCAGCGGAATTGTCCGCAGCACTTTCTGAACAGGGATCCGACGTAACATTGGAGACAAGCCTGATGCAGAAAACGCTCGAAACCCATGTCCGCGCCCAGCTTTCGGAACTCGGACAGAATGTCCGGTTTGACCTCACGTGACCGGGTGCAGGCAGGTGAGGCTTTTACCGGGGACCAGGATTTGCTGCGTGCCTGGGCCGAGGGGGTCACGCCTGACGCGGATCTGACGGTGTCTGAATGGGCGGACAAATACCGGATGCTGGCCTCGCGTGCCTCGGCCGAGCCCGGGCGGTACCGCACTCGCCGCACGCCCTATATGCGCGACATCATGGATGCGCTGAGCCCGAACCATTCCGCCCAACGGATCGTGTTCATGAAGGCAGCCCAGGTGGGCGCGACGGAAGCGGGCAACAACATGATTGGCTTTGTGATCGCCCATGCCCCGAGGCCGATGCTGGCGGTGCAGCCGACCGTGAAACTGGCAAAGAGAAACTCGCGCCAACGCATCGATCCGCTGATCGAGGAAAGCGCGGCGCTGAGAAACAAGGTCCGTCCCTCGCGCTCGCGCGATGTGGGCAACACCATGCTTTCAAAGGAATTCGCGGGCGGGATCCTGATCATGACGGGTGCAAACTCGGCTGTTGGTCTGCGCTCGACACCGGCGCGCTACATCTTTCTCGACGAGGTCGACGCCTATCCGGCCTCGGCCGACGAGGAAGGCGATCCGGTGTCGCTGGCCGAAGCGCGGTCATTGACCTTCGCCCATCGGCCAAGGTGTTTCTGGTCTCAACGCCAACAGTAAAAGGGGTCAGCCGGATCGAACGGGAATATGAGGCCTCGGACCAGAGGCGGTATTTTGTGCCGTGCCCGCATTGCGGCGCGCGGCAATGGTTGAAATTTGAGCGGCTGCGTGGGACAAGGGCAGCGTGCCCTGCGAGGGCCAGCCGGAAACGGCGGTACATTTGCGAAGCCTGCGAAGAGCCGATTGCCGAGCACCACAAGACGGCAATGCTGGAAGCAGGCGAATGGCGGGCGACAGCGGAAAGTGCTGACCCGAGCACCGTTGGCTATCACCTCTCGGCGCTTTACTCACCGGTCGGTTGGCTAAGCTGGGAGCGGATCGCGCGCAGCTGGGAGGCAGCGCAGGGGTCCGACGATACCATTCGCGCCTTCAAGAATACCATTCTCGGGGAAACCTGGGTGGAATCTGGTGAAGCGCCGGACTGGCAGCGATTGCTCGATCGCAAGGAAGGCTGGGCCGCAGGAACGGTGCCTGCGAATGCCCTGTTCCTGACGGCGGGCGCTGACGTTCAAAAGGACCGGATTGAGGTCGATGTCTGGGCCTGGGGCCGGGGCCTGGAAAGCTGGCTGATTGATCACATCGTCATCGACGGTGGTCCGGTCCGAAAACTGTTGGAACGGGTTGACGGAATTGCTTGGCCGAATATGGCAACACGCCAATGGCAGCCAGATGACCATCGCGCGGCTGGCCATCGACACCGGCTATGAAACTCCGGCCGTGTATGGCTGGGCCCGCAGGGTCGGCTTTGGTCAGGTTGCGCCGGTCAAGGGCGTGGAAGGATTTAACCGGGCCAGCCCTGTTTCAGGGCCGACGTTTGTCGATGCGACCATCGCCGGCAAACGCCTGCGTCGTGGAGCGCGGCTGTGGACGGTGGCGGTTTCTACTTTCAAATCCGAGACCTATCGGTTCTTGCGGCTGGAACGGCCGACGCCCGAGGACCTGGCGGGTGGAGCATTGTTCCCGGCCGGAACCCTGCACCTGCCAAACTGGATCGACAGCGAATGGCTGAAGCAGTTGGTGGCCGAGCAATTGATCACGGTGCGCAACAAGCGCGGCTTTGCCCGGCTCGAATGGCAGAAACTGCGCGAACGCAACGAGGCGCTCGATTGCCGGGTCTATGCCCGCGCGGCCGCGTGGATTCTCGGCGCGGATCGCTGGTCTGAAAAACAATGGGATGAGCTCGAGCGGCAGGTGGCAGCACCGGGTGGCGAAATTGGCGCCGGAACCGTGAATGTCGCCCGAAAAAGCCGTCCCGCAAACCAGCGCCGTTCGGTGCGCTCTAACTATATGAGGTAAACATGGCCACATTGGCAGAACTGCAAAACCGCCGCGAGGCCCTGGCGGCCTCGCGCGCCAGTGGTGTGGCCCGGGTCAGTTATGACGGAAAGACGGTGGAATACCGCAGCCTCGCAGAAATCGACCGCGCCATTGATGTGCTGGACCGGGAAATCGCCACGCTCGAGGGCCGCAGGGTGATCCGGCAGGTGCGGGTTACGACCAGTAAAGGCCTCTGACCCATGGGTTTGTTCAATGCGTTTCGCCGCCAACATACCGGCGGCTCCAGCGGCGTGCGCGCCCGCCTTGAAGGAGCCATGTCGCGCCGCCGTCTGCGCGGTTGGCAGCCGCCATTGGAGAACATCAACTCATTGGTGGCCTCGGGTGGGCCGCGTTTGCTGGCGCGCTCGCGCGAGTTGGTCGTCACCAACGGTTATGCCGCCAATGCTTGCGAGGCTTATGCGGCCAATCTGGTCGGTGACGGGATCAAACCCTCGTCGCTGATAGAGGACGGTGAGTTGCGAGACAAAATTCAACGCCTGTGGCTGGCCTGGACCGATCAGGCGGATGCCGACGGGCTGACGGACTTTTATGGGCTACAGGCGATGATTGCCCGCGAAATGTTCGTGGCCGGCGAATGCTTCGTGCGCATCCGCCCACGTCGCACCGAAGACGGGTTGCTGGTGCCGATGCAGTTGCAACTGCTGCATTCGGAAATGCTGCCGTTCGAGAAGGTCGAAACCGCGCCCAATGGCAACCGCATCCGCTGCGGTATCGAATTCGATCTGATCGGGCGGCGCGTCGCTTACCACTTCCGCCGTCGCCATCCCGGCGACAGCACCGATAGAGGAGACGTTGTTCCTGCGACATCCCGCGTGTCGGCCGAGGACGTGCTGCACATCTATCGCCCCATCGACGCCGGGCAAATCCGCAGCCTGCCGCATGTGGCCCCGGCCATGGTGCGGCTGTTTTTGCTGGACCAATACGACGATGCCGAGCTCGACCGCAAGAAAACCGCCGCCATGTTCGCGGACTTCATCACCAAGAATGCGCCGGAAGAAGCGTTGATGGGGGAGGTTGAGGATGAGGGAACCGGGATCGGCATTGCCAGTCTGGAACCCGGCACCTTGCAGGTTCTGTTGCCCGGCGAAGACATCAAGTTCTCCAGCCCCGCCGATGTGGGGGGCGGCTATGAAGCGTTCCAGTATCGCACCCTGCTGGCGATCTCGGCGTCATTGGGGTTGCCGTATCATCTGGTCACCGGAGATGTGCGGCAGGCCAACTATTCGAGTCTGCGCGCCGAGCTGGTCGAGTTCCGCCGCCGCATTGGTCAGTTGCAGCATGGGGTATTGGCGCATCAATTCTGCCGACCCGTCTGGATCCGCTGGCTGGAAACGGCGGCCCTGTCGGGCGCACTCGATCTGGCACGGGATGCGGAAAAGATGGCGGGGTTGATTGTAGAGAGATGGTGGAAAAAGGAATGAAAGGAGAGCGGCATAACTAGCTGCCCCCTTCGCGGGTTTCAACCTCGGCGAAATGCATCGCCCTTTTGCGCTCTCGATAGCGAGATGTCGACAATTCGATCAACTATCTTTTCGGTGCTTTTCCATTTCATAACAAGTTTTCCGGGATCCATACCATGTTCAGCCACCATATCTTTCAATTGCTCGATCGATAGCTCACTCAACTTTTTTCTTAGTTCCATATCGCCGTCCCGGGCAAATTCTATCGGGTTGAAAACCGACGGTGCCCGGCGATTTCTTGGTCGGGATACGGATGTCTTAGCTTTCTTGGAGGATGGTGATCCAAGAATATCATCAAGGACACGGGCAAATTCCGGGTCTTTTTTTGCTTGGGCATCGATTGCTTTGGCTAGGTTTACTAATTTGGACCGAATTGTCATTCTCAGTCCTCCAACTTTTTGAGAATTTCTCGTGCCAAACTTCTGTATGAATCAGCAAGTCCACGAAAGCCGTATTTCTGTTTCAGCGTACGAGAGTATGTTTGATGCTCGGCGGCGGCAGCGATGTCGTTCGCTTCAGGGATTTTGGTCATAAAAACTGGTGCATCGGAGCGGGATTTAAGATCACGAAGCACATTGGCGTGGACAGTCGAATTTGCTTTGTATTTCGAGATTACCACACCAAGCGGATCGATCGGTTCCCCGATTTCATCGGCGAACTCGCGGACCCGTGTCACAATTTGCGGGATGCCATATGTGGAGAGAATGTCCGGAATAGTGGGGATTATGTACCCCTCTGAAATACGAAGACCATTCAGTGTGATAATCCCCAGGTTTGGGGGACAATCCACGATAACAATGTGATAATCATCAAGTCGTGCCTTTACAGCGCGCCAGAGTAATTCGATGGGGTTCACCGAGTAAAATTTACCGCTCGGGGTCGTCGCGAGCTGATCCTGAATGTCAATAAGATCAAGGCTTGAAGGAAGGAGATCAACATTTCGTGCGCCGGTGACTTCCGAAACCCTCTTCTGGAGAGTTTTGTCAAAGTTAAACCTCTTATGGTCCGGGTCGAGCGCATCCTTGAACAAACGGGCAAGCGTATGCTCGTCATCATTCAATTTTCGCCATTTTTCCTCACCAATTAACATGGTAGTGGCATTGGTTTGCGGGTCCAAATCTATTACTAATACCTTCTTGCCAAATTCCGCGGAAAAGGTTTCCGCCAACGCAACGGTAGTTGTTGTTTTCCCCACACCGCCTTTGAGGTTAATCGTCGAAAATATGCGCGCCATTGGTACCTTTCTCCTTCTTAGCCATGCTCGGATTTGCGAGCGCTTGAACACAGGTCCTGAAGCCAATGAGGCAAGGGGAGCAGGAAAATCTTGTGACCTCGTTCGCCAGTTTGCCACGACTTGCCGCGAAACATTTGCCAACTGCGCTATTTCGTTAATTCCTACGAGTTCGTCGTCCAAGTGATCGGCTTTCATGTGTGAACGTTGTAAACAATATTCGTTTACGGTGTAAACATTCTGTTGTCAATCCCAATCAAACAAAACCCATGCCCACCACCCGCGAAACCATCCTGCGTGGCCCCGCGATCGTCAACGCCAATGATCTGGTGTTCACCGGCACGCCCACGGCACCGGAAATCACCGCCGCCCACACCGCGCTCGCCGCCGTCGGAATTCTCACCCGCTAATTCCAATATGAAAGGAGGCCACACATGGCCACCGAGGTCAACTTCGACCTTGCAGCCACCAATCCCGGCTCTGGCGTGCTGCGCAAGGTCTGTCAGGCCCTGATCGAAAGTGTTGAGGATACGCTTGGCGGGCTTTCCACCGGCGCGGTGCAATTGCGCGCCGAATGCGGCTCGGCCTTCTTTGCCGATCTGGTTGCCCATAAGGAGGTGCGGGCGACCTATCTCAACACCGCTGCGGCGGCTGATCTGCGCAGTCGGGTATCGGACGAGGTCAGCTTTGGCGGCATCAACTTCCGCCGCTATTGCGGCAACGCCGCCTTCGGCGTGCCGGTCGACAAGGCATATTTTTATCCCGAGGGCGTTGAGGGGCTGTTTGAAATCTACTACGCCCCGGCAGACACGTTTGAAACCGTCAACACCCTCGGCCTGCCGCTTTACGCGCGTTCCATTCCCGATCGGGATCGTGATGAATGGGTGCGCCTTGAGATTGAGAGTAATCCGCTACCGATCTGTACCCGCCCGCAGGTTCTGCGGTCAGCGCGTCGCGTCTGATGTCAGCTTTTGCCGCCGCCATGGATGCGATCTTTCAGGATCAAAACATGGCGGTGGAAGCTACCTGGACCCCGCAGGGTGGGGTTCCGCTACCGGTGCGCGTTATCCGCAAGGCACCGGACGAGTTGACCAGCTTTGGCGCGGCGCGGATTTTGTCGGACACCACCCTCATTGATGTGCGGGTCAGCAGCGAAATGCCGAGCGTCAAATCCGGTGATACCATCATCATTGGTGCCGACACATTCACCATTCAGGGCGAACCAAAACGCGACCGCGAGCGGCTAATCTGGGCACTGGAACTGGTGCCAGCATGAAGCTGAAAATGGAGTTTGATCCTGACCTTGTCGGGATGATCAAGGACGAGATCAAAGCGGGCGAGCATGCGGTGACGACGGCGATGAAATCAGCCGGGTTGGAGCTGAAGCAGGCGTGGCGTCAGCAGATCACCGGCGCGGGGCTTGGTCATCGCCTGCCGCGCAGCATCAGAAACCGGAACTATCCGAAGGGGCAGGACAGCATCGATGCGGCAGCGTTTGTATGGTCAAACGCCCCGGAAATCCTTAACGCCCATGACCGTGGGGTGTTGATCCGCTCCAAGAACGGGTTTTATCTGGCGATCCCGACCGACGCCGCTGGCAAGGGTCGCGGAGGTGCGCGCCTGACACCGGGGGAATGGGAACGCCGTCGGGGCATGCGGTTGCGGTTCATCTATCGCCGCAATGGGCCGAGCCTGCTGGTGGCCGAAAAGGCGCGGATCAATACGCGCGGCACGGCGGTGGCCTCGCGTTCCAAGACGGGACGTGGGCAGGTCACCACCCCGATATTCCTGCTGGTGCCGCAAGTCAAGCTCAGGAAACGCCTCGATCTGGCGCGGGATGCGGAAAAGGTGGCGGGGTCCGTGCCGGGGTTGATTGTGGAAAAGTGGATATAAGGGAAATTGCGTTGGCCCGCCCGGCGTTCGGAATGTCTCTGGTGCAGGTGGGCCAATGTCTGTCACACTGTATCGCGAGATGCATCGGGACAAGCCATGATATCAACGAACCAAATTGAACGGGACAACGCCTTGCTGCTCAGGACGCAGCAGCAGTTCCGGCTTGCGGCAGACATAATCACGAATGCGTGGTGTGTCTTCCCTGAGGTTGTGGCCATCGCGGTCATCGGTTCGGTCGCCCGGCCTTTGTGGAAGGAAGCGCCGCGGTTTGCCCGGTATCGGCGGCGCGGCATCCAGCTCTGGCATGAGTGCAAGGACCTTGATCTCGCCCTCTGGATCGCGGATCTGTCCCAACTCGGCGAGTTGCGGCGGGCCAAGGCTGTGGCGCTCAGGATGGGGCGGGAGCAACAGCCGGATTTCGGAGTTGCGGACCATCAGGTCGATACATTTCTGCTCAACCCGGAAACGGATGCCTATCTGGGGCGGCTCTGCCATTTCAACAACTGCCCGAAGTCGCGGCCGGAATGCGCCACCCCGGGATGCGGGGCCACGCCGTTCAATTGCATCATTCCCGGCTTCCGGGCACATCCCGACATACTCGATGGGGTGGGCGCGGCGACACTCTACAGCAAGATCGAAGGTCGCTGCCGCTCGGCCCTCGATCTGCCAGGCTCGGCCGAAAGCGCGGGATAGTATTTTTCAACAGCGCGGCCGGCGGGTTCAATGTCAGCTCCCTGTCTTTCAGGTCATCGCTGATACCGCTCCGCTGGCGACTTCACACAAACCGAAGCCGTTCTCTGAGGCTGGCCCAAAGTGACGAATAATACCAGCCCGCCTAATCATTGACCTGTGATGGCCCAATTTCGAGTTGCGATGGATTTGATGCGTCCGGGCTCAGTGGTCAGGCGCCTCCAGGCATCGCAGCAGGCATCAACGATTGCCTCCCAGGTTTCGAATACCCGGTTGGAAAGGTAGGTTTGGCGCAGAAATTGCCAAATGTTTTCTGTCGGGTTCA